GGAGATCAAGGTAGAGGTCGAGGTCGAGATCAACCAGTAGTAGCGGGAGGTGGAGGTGGAGATCAAGGTAGAGGTCGAGGTCTAGGTCGAGGTGGAGATCAACCAGTAGTAGCGGGAGGTGGAGGTGGAGATCAAGGTAGAGGTCGAGGTGGAGATCAACCAGTAGTAGCGGGAGGTGGAGGTCGAGGTCTAGGTCGAGGTCTACCAGTAGTAGTAGCGGGAGGTGGAGGTGAAAATACACCAACATCATCAGGAAGAAGAGATGGAAATATATCATCAAGAGACGTAAAACCATCAGCAACAACAAAACCACAATCATCAACAACACCACCATCATCAATAACACCAACATCTAAAAAAGGAGGAGAAGCATCAGGAGCAGCAGGAGCAGCAGGAGCAGCAGGAGCAGCAGGAGCAGCAGGAGCAGCAGGAGCAATAGGAGGAGGTGGAGCAGGAAGAGAATCAGCATCAAAACGAAAATCATCAAGACACGTAATACCAATAATACCACCACCAACATCACCACCAACATCACCACAACCACCAACATCACCACAACCAACAACATTAACAATACCAGCACCACCACCACCACCACCATTATCATCAATATCACCAAGACCAGGACCATCACAAACAGGAAAAAGAGTATCAGGAAAGAAAGGTAAAGATAACGGAAAAGAAGAAGGTTCTAAACAATTATCACTATTACCATCATCACCACCACCATCAACAACATCAACAACATCAACAATACCAGCACCACTACCATCTTTTGATATATCTGATCAACAGATGCATCACGGATTAACATTTGATAAAATTTCAAGAGGAGGAAGAGGAGGTGGAAATCCATATCAATCATCAGAAATATCAGTGGGAGGAGATGGAGCAGGAGGAGATGGAAATATACCACCAGGAGGAAATAGAGGTAGAGGTGGAAGTGGAATACCAACATCAACACCACCAACACAATTAAGAGGAGGAGCATCAGGAGCAGGAGGAGATGGAAATATACAACCAGGAGGAGGTAAAGGTGGAAGTGGAATACCAACACCAACACCACCACCACTACCACTATCATCACCACCAACAAACAAAGGAACAACAGCAATGGGACATAAAACGGGAGATGGAGGTGGAGTAAATCCATCACAACCATCATCATCACCAAGAGGATCAGCAGTGGGAAGTGGAATGCCACAAATAGGAATAAAAATGATCCCACTAGGGGATAGAAACTCATCACCATTATCATCACAAAGAGGACCAGCATCACCACCATCATCAAAAACATCACAAACATCACAAACATCACCATTATCATCAATATCACCAAGACCATCACAAGGAGGAGGAGGAGCATCAGCACCAGGAGCAGGAGGAGAAGGAGCATCAGGAAAGAAAGGTAAAAGAAATCAAAAATCTGATGATGATCAGCTACAACTACCACAAGCAGGACTACAATTGAAACCACTAAGGGATAGAAGGACACAATTAGTTAATAAATCTCCTGGATCAAGACAATCTACACCAATTGAAAGTAAAGGACAAGCAACAGCAACAACAACACCACAATCATCAACAACAACACGAATACCAGGAGGCAAAAGACAAGTTGGAGTTGGAGGTGAAGTAAATCCATCACCACCATCATCAAAAACACCAACATCTAAAGAAGGAGGAGGAGCATCAGGAGCAGGAGGAGTAGGAAATACATTAAAAGGATCATTATCATCAATAGTAGATGATCAATTACAATCGCAATCATCATCATCAACAACATCATCAAAATCATCAACAATACCATCAATACCTTTTAATACATATGATCAACAGACAGAACAACAAGGATCAGCATCATCAAGACAACATTCAAAAAATATTGATGACGGTATAGCTGGATCGCATGGATCAAAACCGATACTCCCTGGATCAAGTCAATCTGATAAAATTTCAGGAGAAGATAGCGGTTTGCCCATTTATTTTAGAGGTGTTCCTAAAAATAAGGAGCCATTGTGAATGCGGCGAATGAGGCTTGTGCGGGAGGCGGAGGAGTGGATAAGGCGATTCATAAAAAGGCAAGTGATAGTTATACACAACCAGGAACTGGTAAATTGGCTCAACTTGTAATAAAAGCGATACGAGATAAATCTAAAGATACACGATGTCCTACCGGCACATCCATTATTACTGCTGGAGCACGTTTAAGTCCTCTGCGTATTATTCATACAGTAGGTCCAAATTTTAACACATCTGATTATGATACTTCTTACCCATTATTGTGTAGTGCATATTTATCAGCACTAAATATCGCCAGGGCTAACGATATCCATTATATTGCCTTTCCTCTTATTTCTGCGGGTGCATTCGGTGCACTACCATATACATCTTTCAGTGCAATGAAAAGTGCATCAATTGATTTTAGACAGCAAAATCCATCATATGATATAGATGTGACCATTTATATACTTGATCGAACGACATACGATGATGTAAAACAAGAGGAACAACAATATCCAAAAAAGTATCACTTCTTTAATATAAATTGGATGGATTAACTCACTCCACGGTGACCACCTTGGCGAGGTTGCGGGGAAAGTCGGGATTGATGTTGGCGTCGATGGAGAGGTGGAAGGAGAGAACCTGGAGAGCGATGGCGGCGAGGAGGAAACTTAGGGGATGCGAAGGGATGCGGAGCGTATGGATATCGGGGGAGTTGGGCGGAACGATGTCGGGGGTGGTGAGGAGGAGGATCTTGGATTTCCTGGCGAGGATCTCCTGGATGTTATTCATCACCTTTCGGACATTTTCTTCCGAGTCGTCGGTCAGGATAAAAATTACCAGGTAATCTTCATCCAGCAGCGCAAATGGGCCGTGCTTGAGTGATCCTGAGGAATAGGCCTCGGCGTGGCGGTAGGCGATCTCCTTGATCTTGAGTGAGCCCTCCATGGCCACAAAATAGTCCACGCCGCGCCCCATCACAAACATCTTCTGATAGGATCGAAAAATCGGCAAGAAATGGCGAGGAATTTCGATGTGAAGATCCGGCAGCCATCCTGCAATGACATGGTCCAGGGACTGGATGGAGCGGCACAGCATCGATCGGGTCTGCCTATCCTCCTTCTTCAGAGTCTGATGGAACCAGAGAAGGATCAGCAGACCAGACAGGACCTGTGCGACAAAGGACTTGGTCGAGGCTACGCCCTTTTCTCTGCCCGCATTGGTATAGAGCCCGGCGTCCGTGATGGTGGACAGCACCGAATCGACCGTATTGGTCACACCGAGCGTCACGTGGTGGGCACCGTGCTCCATGAAATGCTGGTGCGCGACAATCAGGTCTCGGGTCTCTCCGCTCTGGGAAAGAAACACACCGCACTGCATTGCCGAGGAGCGAGGCAGGAACAAAGGATTAAAGTCCGAGGCATCAAAGACAAGGACATTCTCAAAATCAAGATGGGTCAGAAAAAAGTGTTGGAGGATCAGGCAGGCGTGGTTCGAGGTGCCGCATCCAAAAAATAATATGCTCCGACATGCTGCTAGCCGTGACTGCTGCGTATCCAGGCCACCGAGACGCACGCGGTCCGGCAGGATCAGCCTTGATCCGCGTTTGGTTGTCCGGTAGACAATGTCAGTCTGGTCAAAGATCTCTTTTTCCGTGAAATAGCGAAAAGAACCAAGGGAGGTGTCCTCATGATGGTGAGGGACTTGGGAAGAGCCGAGGAATTCCCGGATGAGGCCCTCGTTATTGAAGCGACAGACCACCAGGTCATTGGAATTCAACCAGATGTAGCGGGAAACGAACCGTGGAAAGGCCTGCTTCTCGGACACAATCATCAGCGTCTGCTGCTTATTGTCCGTGCCCAACAACAACGGGCTTCCCTTGCGGATGCAAAAGAGCTTGTCGGGATGATCCATTGCCTGAAAAACAAAGCCATAGGTTCCCTCAATGTCCTGCACCGAATTCAGGATCGCCTTCTTGACACGCAGCTCGTCGTCCAACTGTGGCTCGCTCTCCAAGAGCCTCTTGTAGTGGAGGACCATCCAGTTCAACGCAACCTCGGTGTCCGTATCGCTCCGGCTCTGGTAACCTTCCTCTGCCAGCTTCGCCTTCAACTCCAGGAAATTCTCAATGATACCATTGTGCACCAACGTAAACTTGTTCAGCACCACATCCAGATGCGGATGCGCATTGGCCACGGTCACACCGCCATGCGTTGCCCATCTCGTGTGCCCTGTGCAATTCTTGGGATAAAAGGTGAGCTTGGAGAGCGTCTCATGTATCGCATCGGTCGAATCGGATCCGATCGCTTTTTCAATATGAAATTTTGATTGTTCTAATAAGGAGATGCCCATGGAATCGTATCCCCGATTCTGCATCTCTCGCAGCGCATAAATCATGTAGCCGAGATTCAAAGGCGAGGCATCCCTGAACAAGATTCCCACGATACCACACATGTTTATTTATTTATTTAGACGAAAGGTATTCCTATTCTTTACATGGATTTTATTTTTTTACATCCTCCATAAATGTAAAAAAAAATATGTCAGAGAGTCTATAAATCGTTGATCAGCTTTTGGATGTGCTGATAGGCATTTTCTTCTTCGCGGAGCTTGGCGCGGATGGATTGGACATTCTTGGTGATTTCAACGATATGGCGACGCAGGTGATTCTTGAAATTCTTGATGCGGATAAAAGTCGAACAGATCTCGCAGGTCACAAGACGTTCCTGGCATTCTGTCAGGATGTGGTCCGAGAGAGAATTCATATTGATGTATTCATGACAGGTAAAGCATTTGGTCTTGTCGTGATCGTAATACATGTGCCGGGGGAGCTCGGATTCTAGGACTGCCTTGGTGCAGTATTCGCATGTCTTGTATTTCTCACATCCGCGATAATGTTCCACCATATCGGCGCGAGGACACACATGACCGCACTCGCATTCGATGTTGTAATAAGGACATTCCTGGAAGACGTGGCGTGCGACCTTGAGATGGGAGGAGGAGCGAACGGAGCAATTCTCAAAGGGGCACGAGATGATGCGTTCGTCCTTATCCATCATCAGGTAATCGGCTCGAAACGTCTTTTGTTTTATGCATTGCTGGAGATTGCATGTCGTGGGGCAGAACATACATTTTTTCTTGATGGATCGCTCGTATCGATTCTTGTGGAGCTCGAGGAAGTTTTCAAGGCACAAGAGACAGATGCGTTTCATGGAAAAACAAGAGATCTCATTGTTATTATCTCGACATTGGAAACAAGTTGGTTCTACCGGGATGACAATAGTTTCCAAGCAAATACAACAAGTGTCCATCTCCCATTTATTCTTCTGTTCCATTCCTCTCTACCTTGTCCGAATATAAAAAAAATTAAATTGCAATCTTTGAATCAAACTGTCTCTTGATATGGGGGTCGTGGGAGACGGTAATCACCGTTCGATCCTTGGACATTTTCTCAATAATAAGTTCTGCGTGCTCGAGATGTTTAGCATCGATGCTGGCCGTCGCCTCATCCAGGATGATGACCGGACAATCCCGGAAGCAGCAGCGGAGTAAAAGCACGATTTGTCGCATCCCTCCCGACAGATTCTCTCCCGATCGGCCTGCCATGGCATCCAGGTGATTCTTTTCAAACATGGCCTCCAGATTGTTTTCCTTAAGAAAGGCCTCGACGTCCTTTCTCGTCTTGTCCTTTGTGCCATACAAGATGTTATCGATGATCGGACGATCAAATAACCTGGTGCTCTGATTGATGTAGCCGATCCGATTGCGTAGATAGGACCGCTTGATCTCCTTGATATCCACCCCATCGATCAGAATCGTGCCTCCTTGTAATTCAAAAAAACCCAGGATCAGTCGGATAAAGGTCGTCTTGCCCGATCCGGATCCTCCCGACAATAGAATCCTTGAACGAGCCGGAACGACCACAGAAAAATTAGAAAAGATGGCCGGTGTGTCCTTGCGATAATGAAAAGTGACGTCCTTGAATTCGATGCGTCCATCATGAATGAATCCCGTCTTTTCCCCGTCCACAAACGTATCCTTCTTTAATTGATTCATAAAGGCATTGCTCTCCATGACCGATCCGATCGTCATCATCCCCTCGAGGATGCGTCTCGAAGAAAACCCGATGTAACGGCAGAGGAAGAGGAGCAATGTCACCAATGAAATCAGCGTCTCTTTGACAATGATGGACTTTCGGAACAGGTGGATGGAGAATAAAAAGATGCCGATGATCGAGACGAGCGAACAAACAGAGATAATGGTCTTCATCCTGGCATTCAGTCGCAATTCGGCCTTATACTCCACATTAAATTCGTTCTGAACTTTTTTCATATACTCTTTTTCTTTCTGAACGGTATCCGAGGTGAAAATAGTATGCATGTTCGAGAGAGTATCGTCGATTTTATTAAACATATTCAACTCGGATTTCACCTTTTTCTCGGATTTTCGTATCATAATCCGGCACATACAGTAGAGGATGACGATATAAAAGACGTAAATGGCAAAATACAACAGACCGATCCGCCAATTCAGGAACAGAACATAGATCCCGATCACCAGAATGGACACCAAAAAAGGCACTATATGCTTCATCATCGAATTGTAGGCATAAAAGGTATAAATCGGCACGTTGAGGAAACGGGTGACCATCTCGCCCGTCTCCATCTGATCAAATCGGATCTCATTCTTCTCCAGTATCATCTCAATGATCTTGTCCCGAATCTCTTTCTCCAATTCGGGGATCATAAGAGAATCGTAGTGCTCACGAATAGCAAGCGACATATCAATCACAAAATAGGCCAGAAAAAAATATATAATGAGTTTTACAGCACTGGCATATTTGTTCTTGATGTCCGCCATATGGACAAAAATCTTTCCCGACAGGAAAGACAGCAAGATCAATTCGATGGGATAATTCAAAATCATGAGTCCGGTCGACACCCCCGACCATAAGGGATTCTTGGAGAGGAAATCCATCATGATTTTGTGGAGATGACTCATTTTTACTTTTTACTTACTTTAAAAAAAAAAACATAAAAGAAAAGAATTACCATGATTACCAATTACTCGGACCTCGAATCCTACAGCACCGTCATGCCCCCCATCAACAAAGTTTGTGCCAATGAATGTGACCAGCAACCCCAGGTCGGATGGGACATCACCGCCCAGGACAATGAAAAGATTGCTTTTTTATTTGGTCGCAAAAACATGGAATATCTCTCGGGCGCCATCACTGAAGCGCTGGAGGGTCTAGATCCAGAGGGACGCAGCATCATCATCCCTGACGATAAGATCTGCAATGTCCTGAACTCTGTCTACCGCTACGGCACAAGACCCAATATCGGAGATATCTACACTCGCGACATCATCCCACCCATCCAGGATCGCAATGACATCCGCGATATCAACAATCAGACCATCACCATCATTGTCTCTTACATCCGCAATGAACTGGAGATGACCGCCAATAATAAGACCCTCACCGTCTGGAACACCCTTTACGGCGACTTCAATCCCCAGGGACTCCGTGCCCACCCCATCATCAAGTTGCGCAAACGCCACCCCCAATACATGGCCTTTAACATGAATTATTAAATTTTATTTATTTCCTTACATAAAAAGATATCGATGGCATCATCTCCTCAATCAGAGACGATAATTGGACAAGGAAATTCTGCAATAGTTTACAGTAAACAAGGAGGAAAGTTTGTGCAGAAAAGATTGCGGCAACCACAAAACCCAGACGTTCTTGCTTCATTTCAACATGAAAAACGAATGCTACAACAAATAGGCAAAATACCATGTCCTTATGTTCTTCGACTCTATCATGAACAACCTGTTCCACCTTCATTCAGTATGTATCTTCAAGCTTTATTGCCTCCTTGGAAAGAATTATTTTCCCTAATTACAGATAAGATTCCAAAAGAAGAATTGTATCCAATATTACAAGACGTCTTACCTAAACTTGTGGATGCGATTGATTGTCTTCATAAAAACGGCATTGTGCATCGGGATATCAAACCGGAGAATATCATGATCAATTCAGAAACAAAGGATTTACGATTGATAGATTTTGGATTTGCTCGTAAAACCCAAACAGATATGATACAAGGGACTGTGCTATATGCTCCACCGGAAATGTTAGTAGCACCAGAGGGCATAACATTCACCGTGGAAGAATTGAAACAATTTGATTTATGGTCCCTGGGTATGACGATTTATTGTTCTGTGAATGGTGAACCTCCTTTTAGTATTGGAGAAACGGATAAAGAAACAATATTCGAGATATTAAATAATTTTTATAAACCAAATATGCAAATTGTAAAGACTCCAAGCGATAAAATATTTCTTAAAGGTATATCATCCCCTAATGAACGAAATCGTGTAAATTACACGAATTACCTTACATATTTTACAAAAACACGTAGGATACCCAAAAAATCAACACCATTGACCGATTATGTGAATCAAGATCCATCTAGGATACATCTGATGGCAAAATTGCAAGATTGTTATAAGAAAGGTAGTTTGCTAACGAATTGCACACCCATCGTCCGAAAATTATTGGGATATCCAACAAGCTTCTTTCCTTTTCCCAATAGTCGATGGACTAAACAAATGATTTTACACGATTTCCCAACGTGGTCGTCCTTTATCAATACTATTCCAGAAGATCCTATCCCCTACCATGTGCTAGCTGCCAAATTACATGAAACATATTTGGAGGAATCAAAATTTATCTGATTTTTTATTGTGTAAATAAAAAATATATTACAATCATCAGTATAAAGTGTTGCGGTAATAAATGTGGAATATTTACATTGAATCAGAATCTACCTAAAATCTTATCTTGTGTTTTTTATCTGTAGAAGAAGAATAAAATAATGAATCGGTGGCCATGGTGGTATCGAGCACCGATCGTCGTGACGTCTCTCCTGCCTCTTCTTGTCTCTCGTCGCGCCAAGAAACATGGATATGGCACCTGGAATGTAGCAACGGCGGTCTTGTCCTCCATCTACTGGGCCTATCCTACACCGGTGCTTTGTTTTCTGGATAGGGTGAATGCGTGTGCTATTATTGGCTCGCACTTGCGATTCGTGTTCTTTGTGCGGCCTCGTGACAATACGTCGGATCTTTATCTTATCCTCTCGGGGATCGGGATCTGGTGTTTCCGACAGAGCAAGCGGTGTGCGATACCACCGAACGCTGTGGTTTACCACGCGATGTTTCATATTGTAGGGAATGTCGCCAATGGGATACTTTACCGAACATAAAAAATAAAATAAGTCCTTTGGTAAAGATGGAGACATCGTTAACAATGGTTTCTCATTCGTATCGATTCATGCGCGATGAATTCGAGGAAGAATCGATGAATGAGGAATGGAAGGACATGACGGCAGGGGAAAAAGAGGCATTCCGGATGTATATGCGCATCCTTCAGGGCTCTCTGTGCTCCATTTGCAAGGATGTCCAGCCGAACAGGGTGATTCTGTGTGAGAATGGCCATAGTATCTGTGTGGAATGTTCCACCAAGGTGAGCCGGTGTGGATTATGTCGGGGGATGCTGGAGAGCCCCATCCCGATGCGCGGATTGGAGGATGTCGTGAAAGATATCCAGGACAAGGTGTTGGCCATGATTCATTTCCGACATGGCGAGGCAGTGGATGTATATCTTCGTCCGGAAGGATGGGTGGAAGGACGCATCCTCCTGATTGATTATGAGATTATGTCTTTTTTTGTGCGCGCCGGCAAGAAGATCCTGAACCGTCCTTTTTTCAGCTCCAGGATCGCTCGGATCCATACGTATACACCGGAATGGCGAAATATGGAGACGCTGGTCCTTGGTAAGAAGATTGAAGTGCAGACCGATCAATTCACGTGGGTAGCGGGTGTCGTGGTGCTGCGCGATGTGTTATATTCCGAGATCCATGTCGCCTATCGTTATCCCACCATGCAGATCAAGACCGAGGCGTTCTGCATCTATAATTCAGAACGGATCGCACGGTATCCCACCCATCTGTTAGAAGAGGAAAGTCATACCTGGGTGGAAATCTCGTAAAAAAAAAATGATTTGAACAAATTCTTTTTTTCTTACCAAAAAAGAATATCATGTCATTATCAGAACAAGAACCTTCCTTATTACCTCCGCTCGAGACTCTCCGTGCCGAGATTTCAGCATCATCGCCCTCTGTGTATCGTTCATGGTGGGATTTCCTACGACAGATGTTATTTGGCGGCCGACCTCGGCATGTCAAGATCTATCTTTTGCTGGATCGGAGTGGTAGCATGAGGAACCGGTCACTGACCGTTGTGCAAGGCTATAACAAGTTTCTCCAATCCCAAAAGGACCTTTGTGTCGAGGGGGAAACGTGCGATGTGAGCACCTACTTTTTCAGTGATACCCTAATGACGATCCATGAGGATGTGCCTCTGTCGGAGATCCCCTCTCTCACTCTCTTGCAATATCGTCCTCATGGATCCACCGCGCTCCGGGATGCTATCGCCAGTATCTATCAAAAGATTCTTGAGAGTCGGGATGCGGTGGCGACACGTCGTATCGTTGTTATTCTGACCGATGGCGGCGAGAATGCGAGCACCAAGACTTCGGTGGAGGATCTGGAGAGACTCAAATCAAAGGTCGCGTCGCGCACCGAGATTCTTTATCTGGGGAGCAATCAGGACGCTGTGGCGGTCGGTCAAGAAATAGGCGCGACCCGTGAAACCTCTCTGAATTACAACGATGAGAATCTCCTCGAGGCCATTGAATCCATGGGAAGAGCGGTGTCGAGAGGTCGTTCCGGTGGCAACGGTCGTTTCACCAATATCGAAAGAGCCCAGTCGATGGGGATACAATCCGAATCCCACCAGACTAATTCTTCCACGACTACGGAGGTTCACTAGAAATAAATCACATGAATCTCCTTATCATGATTATTTGCAAGAAATAAAATCAAAATAAATATAAAAGAATGACTCCTGTGACCAAGATCATGACAACCACAACATCGATGACCATGAAGCTTTTTACCGTCGTCTCGGATCATCACGAGTTCTTGTATGATTCTTACCTCGGCTATATCAATGGATTGAACAATCTTGCCTATGTGGTCATGATTGGATTGTTGTTGCTAGGATGTGTCATGATGATGAATTCCAGAACCAATTTCAAGGGTGTGCTGGGGAAGAACTGGATGCGGCTGATCGTCTCGATATGTTTTATCGTTTCCGTCTTGAGACCGATTTTTTCTTCCCATCCTACAGTCATGCATCCCACAAGCGGTGCACAGGTCGGTGATCTCAAGGATATTCTCATTGACCTGGAAATACAAGAAAAGACGATTGACAATACTCTTCTATCCTTTACCACCACGATCGATAAATTCCAGGAATACTGTGAGGGCTTCTATTGCAGCGACAATACCCATGAAAGGCTACAGTCCATCAAGAGCCTGGTGGGTCGTGCTGGAAACATGCAGAAAACACTCCATAAGGGCCTCTCCTCCAATCTTTTGGATCTCCAGAAATACATGGAGACCTTGGGACCTCAGGATACACTTGAGGTGATGCATCATAAAATGACGGAGATTGCGGCGCAGCGTCACAAGACGGCAAAGGAAATTATCGAAAAAGAAAATGAAAAGGCCGGTGCCGCGAGAGAGCTGGTGTTGAGGACCGGGGGTGGCATGACCGTTGTTGCATCAGAAGATATGTTCAGGACTGTTGTTCATCAGGAAAAACAGGCGAGAAATCGTCGTGGTGGTAAAAAAAGCATGCTGGAAACAACAATGACCATCGAGACCTCGGTCGATTTGAAGACCGAGGAACAGATCCTTCTCTATGCCAACAGGCTCTTTGATGAAGCCCGTATGCGTCTTGCTCAGCTTATTTCGGAGAACGAGAGAGAGACCAAGGTCTATATGAATCGGATCAAGCAGCAACAACGCGCCCATAAACAAGAACAGCTCTATAAATACACCAAGATGCCGGCCAGGCAGCTGATCAAGCAACTCCGAGCCGACACGAAAGCACCCAATGCGTTCGAGGATGTGTTATCGATGCTGCCGGTGGGATTGATGAAGGGTGCGTTCAAAGCGATCGAACTTGCACAGCACGGAGGTGTGATTACAACCGAGGCGGCCAAGGAATACATCGGATGGACTAATACCATGATTGAGAATCACGAAGATATTGGCGCCATGTTTGGATCCAATCTAGAGAAGCGCGAGGAAGCGAGTAAGCGCCTCTTTCATCTAGTTACCAACAAGGTCACCTCGGGTAATTTCATCGGGTTTGGGAATCCCGCCAAGATCATGACGATGTGGAATCATCGGCGGGAATACTTTGATCCCCTGAATTCAAGGAACGTGCCGCTGTTTTTCTTCATCTATGTGGTGGCCATGTTTCACAATACCGTGACACTGCGCATCCCCAGGATTTTGTATTTGGTCATGATCATGCTGCCCTTTTATCCATCAAAGTGTATCCGTCAGATCAAGACCCTCGTCAAGAAAACAAAAATGTATTGAATTAAAATTTTATTATTACAAAATAATAAAAATATCCATGAGACTCATTACGTATACCACCTCCAAGGTCGGATATCTGGAGGCTCTGGAGAAGAGCGCCAAAAGGAATGGCTTTGAGATTATTATTTTGGGCCAAGGGAAAGAATGGAACGGATTGAATCAGAAATTCATGGACGTCGGAGAGTATCTCCATTCTCTGCCCAATAAAGAAGAAGTGGTATGCTATGTGGACGGCTATGATTGTGTGGTGCTCGGAACGAGCGAGGAGATGATGCATCACTACAAGAAGAAAAAGACAGACAAGGTTATTTTTTCGGTCGATCCTCCATTATTTAATCGGCCAAATAGTGGATGCTATATCGGTAAGATTGCAAGTGTGCAAGAACTCCTGAAAAAACTGTGCGCTACCGTAGACTGCAAACCGGAATCGAAGGAGCTTGTGAGTCATTATTATCCACAATTTGTGGACTACCTGGAGCTGGATGTGGACCATGTTTTTTTTTATAATCTACCGAACCAAGATTATGAGGTGCCCTTGCAAAATCAATATTACCGCATGGAGGATCAAAAGCGACTATTACTGTTATCGAATCAAAAGCGACCGATTATTCTTCATGGTCATAGAAATCTTAATATGAATAAGATGATGCAGTATCTTAATCTTCCGATCGCCATCGATTCCAATGATTCATTCAAGAAGAAGTATCGCATTCTATTCAAAGCGCTTTATGTCATTCTTCAAATCTTGCATGTATTGATAGGTTTGTTTATCTATTTATTTATTTTTTTCGCACAACGTCCCTTCTGGATCTCTTTTTTTATCTTGCTGTGGTTTTGTATTATAATTCAATGGTATATATGTAAGAATTGTGTGTTGTCCTACGTGGAAACATTTCTGGATGAAACAAAAAGAGAGAAGCAGGAAAACGGTGCGGAATACAGTTTTCTGCAAGACCTATTTATCCGGGTGTTTGGTGAAAAATTCAGCTTTTATCTGACCACGGCCATTATTCCTCTGTCGCTGGTGACGTTTGCTCTCTATAAACTGAATCGTGCGGTGTGCTCCACAACGATAGCGACAAAGACGAAGAAGAAATAAACTCATGCCACGACCACAGAGGGGATCTTGGTCGTCATCGTCTTTTCTGGACTGGCGTCGAGGGGAGAAAGAGTGAATGTGTCCGAGAGGACCGGGATGGTCTGGAAGAGGCCCGTGTCGTGGAGGAATTGATGGAGCTGATCCTTGGTAAATTCAATGGGTTCCGGGAGGGGTGTGCAGAGGATGGACGTGACATCCAGGAAGTTTCGATGGTAGCGATTCATCTCCCAATCCACCGTAAAGACCTTGAAGGTGTCGAGCTCCAGTTTATCGCTCATTGTTTTCGATGTGGTCTTCCAATGATAGATGAATTCCACCACGTGGATGTAGGGATTGATCAGAGGATATTGCGCGGAGTAGGTATCATTGATAAAGATCTGGATTGGAGGAAGTTCCATGAGGATGGTCACGACGAAGCATCGCTTGCTGGGATCGTAGACGATGCGGCAGTCGTAGACGAAAAAGTTCCTGGCCACCTCGATGGCAGATACTTCTTGCTCGCCGAGTTGGATGGGTTTTTGGAGGTTGTAACCGGCACTGAAGGCGGCCCTCATCCACTGGCTGGCCAGTGGGACGTATTCCTGGGCGGGAACAGGCACATCGTCCCGGGTGAGCACAAACTGGCTCCCGTCAAATTTCTCAATCACCACTTCTTCCTGAACCTCGACGTCGATCTGTTTCGCGATGATCGGGGCGGTTGGAGACTTGATGGTGGACATGAGGATGTAGATAAAAACAAGGATGGTTAGGACGATCACAATCATGATCATCCAGTCCGACGAGGAAGAGGAGGAGCTTGCTTGTGGTGGTTTCTCTATGATAATGGTCATAAGAATTGATGTTTATTATTATTGTATCCATTTTTTTTTTAAGGAAAAAAAATAGTTGTGCACCGACTTTAGAGAATAAAAATGATTTCGGAAGTTGTTGTTTAGAGGAATAAGATTATCATAGTCAAAGAGAAAAAAAAATGAAGAGAGAGGCATTTATCTATACATGGAGCACAGAAGATGAGGATACAGATGCACACAGCCGGTTTCATCTCCGGATGTATGGGATGGACGAGGAGGGAAGGAATGTCTGCCTGCATGTCAAGGATTTTATGCCATATTTCTATGTGGAATTGGCGGGCATCTCGGAGGACGAGGTAGCGCATTCGTTCGAGGGAATCAAGAAAAATCTGCTGGCGCTCATGTCGAGGCACGAGCAGAAGGACTGCCGCAAGGGAGAATGCACCTATTGCTGGAGGGGATCGATGAAGAAGGTGGTGGGGATGAAGAAACTGTATTTCCATCATCGCTCCAATTCCTTTTCTCTGATCCAGGTCTTTTTCCCGAACAATACGCATCGGAAAAAGGCCTATTACCGCCTGCAGGAAAAGGCGATCCAGGTGGGGTATCGTTCGGAAAAGACCGAGATCCGCATCCACGAGAACGAGGCGAATCCGATCCTTCAATTCTGCACGCAGCGCCGTATCGATTCGTGTGGATGGATCCGATGGAAGAAGAATCTGGAGCTGGACAGGGCACAGGCCTCGTTGGTGAAGCAGACCTGTTGCCCGCGAGAGCTGACCCGCACCCCGGAAGAGATCTCGGCATTGAATGAGGAGGAGGAGAAGTCGCCGCCTCTTCCCCATGTGCTGTCCTTTGATATCGAGGTGTATTCCAGTGTTCCCAGCAGGATGCCGGATGCCGAGGTGGACGAGGACGCCATCTTCCAGATCTCCATGGTCTTTACGCGAGACCAGAAGACGATCAAGAGTTACCTGTTGAGCCTGGGCAAGCCGATTCAGAGCATGGTCGGCAAGGATGTGCTCGTAAAAGCGTATGCGACCGAGGCGGAGCTGTTGGTAGGATTTACCGCAGTGTTGAGAGAGGAGAATCCCAATGTGATCATCGGCTACAACATCTTTGGATTCGATCTGACCTATATGATTGCGAGGGCCAAGATGCTAGGTGTGATGGGTGTGTTTGATCAGATGGGCGCAAGAGCGTGCGATCGAAGGGGAATGCCAGTGCACGCGCCCGAGAAGCAGATCTCATGGTCCTCCTCGGCCTATTCGTGTCAGAGCTTTTTTTTTCTGGATGCCGAGGGCCGCCTGTTTGTGGACCTCTTGCCCGTGATCCGCCGGGACTACAAGTTTGAGAATTACCGCCTCAAGACTGTTTCCGAGCACTTTGTGGGGGATACCAAGGATCCCATCACGCCGAGGGATATCTTTGAGTCCTATCGCAGATCGAGGCTGAACACCAAGGACCGTTACCACCTGCTAAGCCGTGTGGGCAAGTATTGCGTCCAGGATTCCGCGCTGGTCCTCAAGCTCTTTGACAAGCTGCAGATGTGGATTGGATTGTGCGAGATGGCCAAGGCCTGTCGCGTCCCGATCCTGACGCTCTACACACAAGGCCAGCAAATCAAGGTGTTCTCTCAGCTGTATTTCCAGTGCACGCATGACAACACGGTAGTCCAATCGCCTCATTCCCTGGGCGATGGCAAGAAGCACATCGAGGGTGCGGATCATTATTCGGGTGCGATGGTGTTCACACCCGATCCGGGCATCTATGACTGGGTGATCCCATTCGATTTCTCGTCGCTGTATCCAACGACAATTATTGCCTACAACATTGATTTCTCAACACTGGTGGTGGACGCGGCGGTGCCGGACGAGAAGTGCCATGTGGTGGAATGGTGGGATCACATCGGGTGCGAGCACGACAAGACGGTTCATGCGACCAAGCCGAAATCGATCGTGTGCCAGCCGTTCCGTTTCCGCTTCTTGAAGGAGCCGATGGGGGTGATCCCGAGGCTGCTGCGGCATCTGTTGAAGCAACGCAAGGTGACCAAGGGTCAGATGAAGGATGTGAACAAGCAGTTGGAGGGTGGGAAGCTGACAGAGGCGGAGCGTGCGACGCTGGAGACGCTCTACCAGGTCTACGACAAGCGCCAGCTAGCCTACAAGGTATCGGCGAATAGCATGTATGGCGCGATGGGTGTTAAGAAGGGCTACCTGCCATTCCTGCCGGGGGCCATGTGCACGACAGCGATGGGTCGTTGTTCCCTGCAGAAAGCAGCGGACTATGTGCGCACGAACTTTGACGGCAAGATTGTCTATGGGGATACGGATTCCATCTACTGCCATTTCCCACTTCCCGATCAGCCCCAATTTGCCCAGAAATTGTGGGACCACGCGCGATATATCGAGAAGGATCTTCTGAAGATCTTCCCGGACCCGATGAAGCTGGTCTTTGAGGAAAAGATTTACAAGAAGTTCCTGATCCTGACCAAGAAGCGATACATGGCCCTCACCTGCGACCACACGGGTGTGGAGGAGGACAAGCTGACGATCCGTGGTGTGCTGCTGGCTCGGCGAGACAATGCCAAGTGGGTGAGGAGCCTCTACGAACACACGGTGCGTGGCATCATGGCGAATCAGACGCTCCGGGATATTGAGGAAAAAATCACGGAAGAGATGCTGGTCCTCTTTCGTGGGATGGCGCCACTCAAGCAATTTATTGTGAGCAAGACGCTGGGCAAAGACTATGCCACACGCGCGCCTCCTACGGACGAGAAGAAGCTCGCGAAGCGATTGATGGATCTGGGGATTGTCCAGGATGCCGGATGGAAGGATCGGTATGAGTCCAGGTCCAAGCCGGCCCATGTCCAATTGGCCGAAAAAATGAAAGCGAGAGGATGTGTGGTGGAGCCTGGTTCGAGAATCGAATTTGTCATCACTCGACATCCCGATCGTGATCCCAAACTCTTTGAACGGATCGAGGATCCCAACTACCTCTTGCAGCATCCCGATCTGGTCCGTATCGATCCGCTCTATTACGCCCAGAATCTCGTGAACCCCATGGATCAGATCCTCGAGGTGTGTTTCAAGAAGAAGGATGTAGTCCAGCAGTTCACCACCGCCCATGCTCATTTCCGCGTGCTGATGGACGAGCTCCTGTGGCACTTTCATCCATATCATTTCTCGGGCAAGGACGGCCTCCTCACACATCATCCAGATTTTGTCCGATTCCAGAGAAAGATCAAGAAGCAACAAAAGCTCGCAAAGGTCAAAACCACGAAGAAGAAGACAAAGAAGGAACTCAAGGAGGAGCTCGATATGAAGATTGCTCTGGAAACAATCTAACGGTGAATCATGTTTGAATTTTTATAAATATTATCTTGGAATATATATAATAAGTGATAGTCATCATGATTCATATATATGGAGATAGTCATTCTTGATCTTTCTCATCAAAATCATTCATGTAATTCTATCACCATGTTCAGAATAGGACGAGATCAAGCTATCATTAATTTTCATCCAAGTCATTTGGGACCTGATAATATATTGGTATTTGTCTATGGCGAAATCGATGTAAGATTTCATATTGGTAATCAAATCTTGCGAGGTAGAAAGGAAGAAGAAATTATTCAGCAACTTGTGATGGCATATTTCAACACTATAAAAACGGTTGCTGCATCTTCCTATCGACATATCATTGTTACCTCCATTTTGCCACCGTGTCAACAAGCAGAATTTGAATCAGTCCATGGAAAAATAACACATGAAAATCCCTTTCAATTAAGCGATACAGACAGGGTTCGATTTAGAGAGCGTATGAATACTCTATTACGTGAATATTGTCAAGAGAATCATTTCGTTTTTTTTGATCCCTATGAATTTTATACCCGTGCTGATGGCACACTTAAATTCGAATATAGCGATACGAGCGTGCACATTCAGGAAAATAATCATGTCCTCCAATTATTCAAGGAATTGATTGAAAATTTATCATAGAATAAAAATTATCATAAATAAAGAATACTCATGACCACCACAACGTATTGTGTCAAGGATATCCCCCGATGCGGATACAAGACCCAGATCACCACCATCAATCAGGTGAGAGAGAATTGCATGCGTTTCTGCCATGCACAACCCTCATTTCGTTCCGAGACCCAGGACATGTATTCGTCGCAGTGCGGCAAGTTCTGCCAGGACCTGGTCAATCAGACCCTCAAGCAGTATGGGTATTCAGCCTGTGAGAAGAAGATCCAGCCTGCTGTTTTTTGGTATTAAATTGCAATGAGATTATTTACATGAGGATTATAAGAATGAATATTGATTCTTATCTGAGAAAATTTTTTTGAAATTCCCCATTTATTCTAGTATCCATCCGTGTATAAGAAGACTATCGAGAAGCTAATTAGGCAAAGGCTGCGATCGTTGAAAAGGAGGTATAAGCGGAAGGATTGAACGGGCTAGTCAGAAAAGATTGCAATTGATACGGTGTATTGGATGTATTGAAGCTATTACCACTTACTATTGGAGCACTGTTCCAGATAAAGCTAGTGGTAATCGTCCCGGTGATTGTTCCTGAATTACTGGTGATTTGCATGTTGCTATTATTTGTATAGACATAGGTAAAATTCACGTTGCCAGAATTCAATGATCCAGCAAAATTCAAAGAATTGGTCTGAATTGTATTGTAATTTCCGATCCAAATAAACATATTGGTAAATGTCGATGATGTGCAATACATAATATTATTGATAATGTTCACTGCGGTATTATTCGTATTGGAAAAGGTCGTTGTAAAGTAAACATAGATGTTCTGAAAGACATTGGTCTGTGTGCCATAAAAAAGAGAAAATACGGAGATATTATTACCCGACGTTGACGCCTCAAAGGCAGGCATGATAAAATAACAATCCGTAAGATTTAGATAACCACCATTCGTGCCAATAAAGTAAGTATAATTTTCTGTCAAGGCCACCGTGGATTCTGCACACCAATTCACAAAAGAAAGATAATTACCAAATCCAATCACATTATAATATTCCTGTGGTGCATTTGAAGTAATGGTGATGATATTTTGAAAAAGGGCATAGAAGCATGCAAATTTACCCGTGCTCGACAATGTCGTCGTGGTGGAATAGGACCCAAAAAGAATCTGTGCGTTCGAGGCCGTAATTTGACTCGTAATTTGCACATTCTGAATGATGGCATTCTGTGATGAACTACCCACAATTCGAAAAAGTCCCCAGAAACCACTGGTGATACTACTACCCACGCCCTCCTCTAGTGTGATGGTAAAACTTCCACCATCAAATGTTTGATTGATACCGTTGTAAGCTCGTATATACAGATAGTCTATATCAGAGGTTCCTGAATTAAGGAAAGGATTAACGGTAGACGTAAATGTAAGATTCGCACCGAGTTGATAGGTAGTATATTGAGGACTGGTGCTCTGTGAATCCGTAATCGCAGTATACCAATCCGAGGTAGATTGAATCAAAAATGTCGTGGATGGCAATGCTGTGGATGGTAATGCCGTGGATGGCAATGCTGTGGATGGTAATGCCGTGGATGGTAATGCCGTGGATGGCAATGCTGTGGATGGCAATGCTGTGGATGGTAATGCCGTGGTATTAATAATGTCTGTATTGATAGGCGCGGAAGACGAGGAGGGGTCAGATAAGATGATGATATTATTTACAGGAGAAGATGTTGTTGTTTTAGTTTTTCTTAATATCAGTGGAAGAACGATAGCTAGGATCACTCCGAGAAGAACAATAAAACCGATGCCAAATTTAGCTCTTATGGATAAGGCCATGTGTTGTTTATATATATATATTTTTTTTAATGAAACACCTTGGCACAGCCGCATCCTCCGGCGTCTCCTATCCCCCATATCTGCGACTGGTTCGGCACACCGCCAAATTTGGGGGCAAATTCCACATTGTTCATCGGTGAGGAGGGCTTGCGCTTGCGCCCGCCACAATAGTCCGCAAGGTCCATGAAATCCCAGTTCTCATATCCCTCCTTCCTGACTAGGAATAACCAGACGATGAGGAGGATCCACACGAGAATGAATATGGATGTGAAGAAGACGAGCATTTTTTTTTATTTCTTTATAGTAAAAATAAAAAAGAGATGATAATTTATTGGATATACGTTATTGTCCTTCTCTTATTGATAGCCGCTCTTTTTATTCCCAAATCGCAACAAGAAGGGTTCTGTGGCACGACAGGGATGACGTATAGTGACATCCAAAAAGTTCCCGACACGACATATCTGAATCGCGACCCGCCTTTTTATGATCTGAATGCCGTCCGACCACCGGCGTGTGCCTACCGCAATTATATGTTTCCACCCCCAATGGATTACTCGGATACGGAGGATTGCTTGGAGGGTAATCTTGCCAAGCGATACATGTATTGGTATACCAATCCGATGCTCTCCACGTCTCAGACACCCTATACCGTATGAGTTTATGATAGAGTCTTTTTCTTCTTAAGAATGGATTGCATCTGGCGATTGGCGTGCTCCATATCCAGGCGTCGAAAGGGATCCGGATCGATCATTCCACGGAGCAGACGGAGGATCTTGGGTGTGAGAGGCGATTCGCGATCACCCCAGATCTCCAGCATCTGAGAAAGAACGAGTCCCATCGCATAGACATCGACCTTGGTGGCCAATGAATCCATGAGGGCGTGTGGATTCTTGGCCGAATGGAGACGCGTCTGGATCTTCTTATGGGCCTTGTTCAGCATCGACATGTAAGCAGGCTGGATGGCCGTGAGGATATGAATGGATGGATTCTTGGCATATTCGCGTGCGAAATCATCAAATCGAAATCCGTGCTGGAAATAGGCATAGCTCTTGTATTCCGGGGGAAGGTTCTCATTATTTGCGGTGTGCCAATTGCTCGCGTCCTCCTCATAGACTCTGCAAGAAGGTAGCGTCGTCGCCCAGTCAATCAGAAAGAAACGAAGCGGCTTCATGTCATAGAGAAAATTGGTTAATTTGATATCCCGATGCACCCATTTCTTCTTATGAAGACGCTCCATCCCGATCATGATACGCGACATAAGAATCAAGGATTGGTCAAAGAGCTTTGGATTCCTGTAGTAATACTTTTTCAACAGGCTCATCAGATCCCCCTTTTTATAGGGCATGATTTCGCTAAAAAAGTCGCCTTTTCTGGGATAAATCGCCCGGATCGGCACGGACAAGAGATTCTTGGGATCGAAAATCTTTCTTGCCTTTTCCCCATTATGAATCTGTGTCTTGGTCTCATCCGTATACCTCTGAATATAAGCCTTATTACCTGCATATTTTGGCGGATATCGAGGAGGGTGATAAACATCCCCATACCCACCCGAACCTATCTTCATTATTTATTTCTTTATCTTTAAAAAATAAATAATATAAGAATAAATAACAAAATGAAAGAAGAATATCGAGGTGGTGGTGGAGCTGGTGGTGGTCACTTTGGAGGTGGTATGGGTGGTGGTGGTATGGGTGGTGGTCACTTTGGAGGTGGTGATGGTATTGGTGGTGGTCACTTTGGAGGTGGTATGGGTGGTGGTGGTATTGGTGGAACTGGTGCTGGTGGAGATGTAGTTAGAGGTGATGGTCATGGTGATCATTTTAGGCATGGTGGTGGTCACTTTGGACATGATGATGGTCGTTTCCATCATGGTGGAAGGAGATTTTCTGGTTATGTATATCCTTATCCTTATACTCCATTATACAATTATTATGGTGGCTATGGCTATGATGATAGCGATTATTATAATTATGATTATGATTATCCACAAAATCCTTGTTTTTGTCAGGATGCCCAAGTGGTGGAGGAGGCCCGACAAATTGGAAATCCGGTCTATTGTTATCCTGGAGAACGGTGTGGAACATGTGCTTATTGCACAGATTGTAACCTTAATTACAGTGGTATATGCCCACAATATGCTTATTATTAATCGGGAAGAACGATAATATTGGCTTCTCTTGTATGAAAAAAGTAGGGAATCATGCGTTCACAAAAAAATGGATACATGGGTATATAAGGAAGATTATATATTCGATGAGCAATTTCATTATAACTTGAAGAAGGACTATAGGTTGAATTTTGTAAACAGAGTTGATGACATTCAATATTTACGCAAAGCAATATTATTATTTTTCTAAACCATTCGATAAATTTAAACATCCATACAGGCCTTGCCACAAAATAAGCAGAATAAAATTGTTTCATGGAAGGAGAATAGATGGAAGCAATATGATGAGGTTCTTCCCCTGCTAATTCCAAAACTTTTTTCATCAATGTCGTCAAACCAGGATGACAAATATCGTCTCGAGAACCCATTTTTTCGAATTCAGTATTGCCATAGAATGCCAGAACATGTGTAGCCGTATTATCTATGGTGTCTTTCATCAATTTTTTCATCCGTCGAATTTTATCCATACCAAGTTTTGTTACCACCTTGTAAGAAACTGTCCCTACCCATTTGAAATCTTTAACCTCTTCGTAAACCATCTTATTCGTGAAAAAATAATATTCCAAGAGAAAGGTCGGGGGTGTTAATAAAACAGGTAATGCCCATTCTTCTCTGGATTTTGTAAATTCTTCTGCTTTTTTCTTCGATTCATTATCGTGATACAAAACGAAAAGGCGAATCATTTATATATATAAATATACTAAAGAAAAAAATATTATTTATTTTTTTATACATCGCAGGTTTAAATATTTATAATACTTCGATCTCTTTATGAAATAAAGCTTGTCATGGACAATTCATCCTTATAAGACTCGAAATGGTTTAGATCGAGTAAATTAAGATCGTCAAAGGTGTCATAATTACGATCTCATTCCTCTCCATAGGAGGATATATTTTATGAAATTTTTATTCTGGATAGAATAAAATAGTATGAAGAGACCACAATACATCAGCACCAAAGATCACATCCAGGTGCCGGCCTCTGCTGTTCGCGAGAATTACGATCCATTTATGGGACTGTCTGGCACTGTATATGGGTATGATGATGCAGGGCCTTTTCCTTACAAATCAGAACAATGCTGGGATGGGAAAACAGGGATTTGCCAACCAATATCGAAACCAGGTGTCGATTGCAGGGTGGAAAATAGCGGCCTGTGTCAACAAGATGCAAGCAGTGGTATTGATATTCCGGGGGTGAGTTAGTGGCAGGACACAAATTCCCATTTAATGCGCCACCGTCCATCGCCATTCAATCCCAGATCGATATCTCCATGCTGGCACTCCGGGCATAAATTGTCAATCGTGGCATGGATCGGCTCGGCGATCGGTGTCATCCCGAGGCCATCGCTCGAGGGTTGGATGAGGACACACTTACCGCAACTGGCACCGCCCTCCCATTGTGCCGCATTGATGGCCACCGTATTTCCCACACCATTGAATCCCACAGGCAACATACAGGCCCCTAGCTCGCCGTGCCCTCCCGCACCGTAAAACGTCGCATCTCCATCATGAGCATAGCATCCACCAGTGAACATTAGGACCACAATCCATAGAATCATTTTTTTCGTTGTTATTATCATATTTCTTTTCTTGGAATTAAAAAATTACACAAATCATTTTTCAATCCTTATTCTAAAGCTGTGAGAACAATCATTCTTTATATATGCATATATAAAAAATGAGATGTCCTTCTCCAAAATAGACAAATAAATAAAAAAAAAAGAAGCAACCATGTTGAAGGAATTGGACATGATTACGTTTGAGATCATGTCGGCGGAATTTATCCTGAAGCAGTCGGTGTGTGAGATTCATTCGACCAAGATGACCGGTCCGAATTCCATCTACGATGAGAGGATGGGGACATTGGACAGTGGAAAGCGATGTGTCCAGTGCCAGATGTCCTCCAAGGAGTGTGTGGGGCATATGGGTCACATCCGCCTGAATATTGACATTATCCATCCACTGTTTTACAAGCAGGTGTTGAATTTTCTCAAGTGTGTCTGTTACAAGTGCTCCCGGCTGCTGATGACGGCACCGCAACTCAAGCTGGAGAATCTGCTTCGCTATCAGCACCAGGTCCGTTTTGTCAAGATCCTGGAAAAGATGGATCGCATCTATAACTGCATGCACTGCCAGACAGTCCAGCCTCGTTTTGTCTTTTCCTCGACCGAAAAGATGGTCTACATGATCTTTAAGAACGAGGGAGAACTGGTGCGTGTGGTGCTGACGGAGACCGAGACAAGAAAGATCCTGGAGAATATTGTCCGAGAGGACATCCAATTGCTTGGTTTTGATCCGGAACACTCGCATCCCAAGAATCTTATTCTGACGGTCCTCCCGGTTATGCCACCGGTCTGTCGTCCCTATCTTGTGGCGGACAATACGACCTGTGACGACGACCTGACGATCCAATATGTGGAGATCATCAAGGCCAACAAGCACCTTTCTGATCCGACGCTGAACGAGCTTCGCCGCCAGAAATACACCCAGATCATCAAGTTCCGTATCAAGTGTCTCTTTAACAATGACCAGGGGAGTTCTAAGCACAGTAATGGCCGGCCGCTGAAGGGGATTAAAAAGCGGCTCACAGGGAAGGAGGGCCTGCTGCGTGGAAATCTTCTTGGAAAGCGTGTGGACAAATCGGCAAGAACGGTAATTGGTCCCGACCCGACGCTGCGAACGAACGAGATCGGCGTGCCGCCCCACATAGCGGACATCCTTTCTTATCCTGTCCGTATCAATCGATATAACAAGGAGGAGATCGCAAAGTGGATCGAAAAGGGGATGGTGAATTTCTTGCTCAAGGAGAACGGGCAGACCCGGATCAACATGAAGTATGCAATGTATCGCCAGGGGACGCGACTGCAATTCGGAGATTTTATTGAAAAGCCAGATCAGACGATGGTCATGATCAAGCACGAGAGACAGCTCTTTTCCCTGGAGCCGGGCGATAGGATCATTCGGAACGGCGAATATGTCAAGGACGTGGTCTACAATACTAGAAAGTCGATCGAATTGAATATTGGGGACGTGGTAGAGAGGAAGCTGATGGATGGCGATATCCTGCTTCTGAATCGCCAGCCGACGCTCCACAAAGGATCGATGATTGCTCAGAAGATACGCATCCTACCGGGCAACACCATCCGTCTGAACTTGGCGACCACCAAGACATTCAATGCGGATTTCGACGGCGACGAGATGAATCTACACAGCCCCGCCACACCGGAGGCCGAGGCAGAATTGAGGTTGCTGTCGTCAGTGCAGAACAACATCATCTCGACACAGAGCGGCAAGGCCAACATCGTGATCGTCCAGGATTCTCTCTTGTCCGCCTATCTGATGACGTCTCGCGAGGCCTTGATCGAGCGTGAGGACTTTTTCCAATTGTGTATGGCACTCCGCGATCCGCCGAATATCCTGGCGCGGATCGCCGAGTATCAGCGAAAAACCGGATTGAAGGAGGACGAGTATACGGGAAGGATGCTGTTTTCGATGCTCCTACCGCTGGATTTTTTCTACAAGGCCAAGGACAATGTCGTGGTAGAGGCGGGCATGCTATTGAGTGGGACGATCAGCAAGGCGAATTTGGGAGCGGGCCATTTTTCCATCATCACCTTGCTCTACAAGGAATATGGCCATCCACGGTGCCTGGAATTTGTGGACAATGTCCAATTCCTCACCAACGCCTATGTCCATCGCTACGGATTCAGCGTGGGTATCCGGGATTGCATGGTGACCCGATATACCGAAATCCAGGACACGGTCGCTCGCTCGTTCCTCCAAGCCGAGAACATGGAATTGAGCATTAAGAATGAATATTTGCGAGAGGCCTATGTCCTGCGATCGTTGGCGAACGCCCGTGATACAGGGATGTTGATCGCAAAGAATGCGATCTCCAAAGACAATAACTTTATGAAGACGGTGTTGAGTGGGTCGAAGGGCGATTACTTCAATCTCAGTCAGATCACGGCCCTTCTCGGGCAGCAGAACCTCAATGGTGAACGAATCAAGCCGCTCCTGAGCCGGAACAAACGATCCCTCTATCATTACCCATTGAAGCCAATCTCAGAGGACATGCGATACGAATCACAGGGATTTATCCGCAATTCCTTCATCCATGGCCTGAATCCCCGTGAGTATTGGTTCCATTCGATGACAGGAAGAGAAGGGATCACGGACACGGCCCTCAAGACCGCCTCCAGCGGCTACATTCAGAGGAGGATGATCAAGATCGCCGAGGACATCCAGGTCCGTTACGACAATACGGTGCGGAATTCCACGAACTCCATTATCCAATTTGTGTATGGAGAGAACGGGATGGACCCGATCCAATCCGTGGTGCTCCAGGACAAGCCCAACATCTGCAACATTCCCCGCATCGCCACACGCCTCAATTACAATCATACCCAACAATGCAAAAAATAGAATCAAATGGAATGGCTTTTCACATCAATGCTTTCTACAAAATAATATCTTGATCAGAGTAAAATGATACCCTCTCTTCTCCATTTTATCTGGATCCAGGGATGGGAGACATGTCCTGATCATTTTAAGGAAAATGTGGAAGTATGCTCTAAAAAATCAGGGGTGGTGATTGAATTCTGGGACGATGAAAAGATTAGAAAATTATTGAAGAATACCACCGATTTCCTGCAGCTTTATGACGAGGAAAACGTCATGGCGGCCAAGGCGGACATTGCGAGGTATGCGATTGTCTATCAAAAAGGAGGGGTCTACCTGGATATCGATATGCAGTGTCTCGGGCATATACAGCATATATTTCAAGAGATCTGTCCTCATGTTTCCCTGTTGATTCTCAATACAGACGATACATGGTCGGCACCGCTCAAGAAATACATTCTTCATAACAACATCCTGAATGGTGTTTTTGGTGCCTCTCCCAAGCATCCTTTATTCTTGAATCTGCTTGAAAAATGCCGCACACGACGCCACCATCGCAATATCACCTATCGCACCGGCACGAACCTGTTTACACTGACCGTCCGAGAACATCTTGCATCGCTTCCATCTCCGCGCCAAGAAATCTTTTTCCTACCGCGCATCTATTTCCACCCGATTGACATGTTTCATCCTTCGAAATGCAAGGATTGTCATCATGCGATAACTCTGCATGAGAATACATTCACTTACAATAGGGGACACAAATTCATCTCTACCATGGCCTATAAAAAAATGTGTCTTGTGCTTATCCTCTTATTGATTTTAATCTTGGTCGGATGTCGATGCTACAAGACAGCCGTGGTTTTAATGTGTTTCCTTGTATTAGTATGCATCCTCGGCACCGTATTCCTCTATTGGTCGCGTCTTTTTCATCCTTCTTATACAAGTCTATCAGACGGTCTCCACATCATCAAGGACCAGCATGAAGATTACGATAAGATAATGATCGTGGCACACCCCGATGATGAAATCTTATTTGGCGGTCTGGGTCTTCTTCGAGAGCCGGGTTGGAAGGTTGTCTGTGTGACTAATGGAAACAATAAGAAACGCAGAGAGGCTTTTATCAGGGCCATGGAGAAGATTCCGAATGTCTATGCCTATACCCTACTGAATCACAAGGACCAGTATTTTGGGACCACTATGAATTCACAGCTGGAATCGGATCTTCAAGACATCTTGAAGGAACGTCCCTATAAGAAAATTGCCACTCATAATTACCGAGGAGAATATGGTCATCGTCAGCATATTCTTCTTCATAATATCGTGGAACGATGGGCATCCTCTCCACTTTATGTCTTTGTGAACAGCCAGGGTGGTTATGGCACCGCTTCCACCAAGGAGAAAGAAACGTTGATGGAGATCCTGACCACATGTTATCCCATGGCACCCTCCAAATACATCCCCGCCGCCTCTCATTATATCCTGTTTCGGATCCGTTAACTGATTTGTAATATGGATGAATTACAAATTAAATTATAGATGTAAAATAAAGAATGAAATCAGAGGATTGCACCGAGGATGAGATTTTCTACAAGAAAAAGTGTCGTAAGATCTCTACCCTTATGAAACGCCATCATCGTGGATTACCAGAGTCTCACATTCTAGAGAAACGATTGAAACCCTCTGAAAAAAAGAAATGGGATGCTTATTGGAAACGTATTCGTCGAGAATCCGACGATAATTTTAAGCGGTATAAATATATATGGAAGATCTATTTATGGGTGCAATTGATTGTGGTTCCCGTGATGTTGATGGTCATGGTCAGTATCGCGGATCGTTCGTGGTATACACGGTGGTGGTGGTGGTGTATATATATTTTTGCCATCCTCTTGCCAAGACTATTATTTCTGTCCTTTCCGTATTTTTCTGTATTTTTCTTTGACCGTCGGCATCGCCGGTATTGGGAACAGGCCGGTCTTTCCCTCTTTCATTGGATCATCCTGTTGTCTCCCTTCTTGCTATTATGGTCGGATCATCTTGGGGTGCGGATCCTTCTTAATCTGCTGATTCCTCTTGATGCCTTCCTAATGATCCTCCGCCTCGCCTCAGGGTAGATAATTTGTCGCCTTGCAGCGATTGTTGGGGGTGGCTCTCAGGAACTGCAGGATGCCATTGGACAGCACTTGCTGGGAGACTATCACGTCGCCATCCTTCCACAATTGGCCGTCCTCGATCCAAACACGGATGATGGCCGATACATCCAGAGGAAAGAGCTGCGAGCTCTGTGAGGTCATCAGGTCCTCTCTCCGCAGCCTGCCCTCCATCGTGTTGGTCATCACGATCAATTTGCATTGATGCACCGGGATCTGAGCCACCTCGGCGGCACTCTTGGATTCCCATTCCGGCGAGACGAAAATGGTGAATCGCCCCTGTATGTCGGCGAATCGGGCATCGTATTTCGCCTGCACCACAATTTGTGCGAAACGGGGATAGTGTTGATCCAGATAGGCCATGAGAGTGTTGGGTGGATACGAAAATTTGTCGGCATGCTTCTGAACACAACGCACTCGTTGCCAGGATTCATAATCAAAATATTCAAATGTTCCGTGCAATGAGGTCATGATTTGTTATTATTTATTTCTACTTGTAAAATAAATAAATAAAATATGCTCTTTTTTGTTTTCTAAGAGTAGGAAGCTTATGAAAAAAGTTTTATTATCCACCAACGTGCGGGACGAGCATAACATGGAAGAATGGATCGAATTCCATCGCAGAGTGGGATTCGATCATCTCCTGATCTATGACGATCGTTCCGAGCCACCCATCCAATTTCCACAGTATGCAAATCTATGCACCATCGTCCGGGTATCGGGAGAGCCCAAGAACGAATTGATGACACGAGCAGTAGAATTTGCCCGAGCGAACGGGTTCGAATTTATGCTCCATCTGGACGGGGATGAATACCTGTATCTCGGATGGCATAACAACGCGCCGCGGACGATCCACACCTATCTAGAGGATTTCGCCGATACGATCCAGGCCGTCTACATCCCATGGCTCATGTTTGGTTCCAACGGCCATGCCCGCGAGCCACCCAAAGGTTCGTGTTTGTATCCTTTTACCCGGTGCTCGGCGCTGACACATCCCTACATCAAGACACTCGCCCGTGTGTCGGAGATAAAAACAGTAGAAGGCCCTCACCATTTCCGCTTCCAAAAAGAGACTTGTGTCGAGAATACCATCTATGCCGATGGACGACAGATCGTTTCTTACGGTCCAATCCAGACGCGATTGAGGTGTCGGCCCTCATCGGGCAGCGTCTTTATTGCACATTATCGCTCCCAGAGCTGGGATCATTTTCGTCAGCGTCGTTCAAGACCAAGGGACGATACACAAACATGCTGGGAGTTTCCGTTTTCTCTGGACGACGAGACGCCTCCTCTCTCGTTTCAGGCCGAGGCGAACGAGACAGAGTGTTTTTTGATGGTCCGATATTTCGAAGCTTGAATGCATTTTTATTTTTTTTCTAATGAAAAAGAATTCTACATGGAAAATAGTAACATTTAGGTGGATTGGTTGGTCAGGAGGACAAAGATCTCATCCACGCTCTTGGGGAGGCCGGGGAAGCTGGTGCGAAGGCTCTTGGACACGGTAAAGGGGTAGGCGGTGAGCTGGTTGGTCTTGAGGAAGTCGTCGTTCATAGTGTCGGCCTTGTTATTCACATCGATCATCTTGATGTGGGGACGAAGACCCTGGCTGTAAATGAATTGCTTGTAGAGCTTGCAGTAGTGGCAAGAATCCGTGGTGTAGACCACAATATCGAGTTGCTTGAGTTTCTCCACAACCTCGGGATTGAGGGAGGGGGTGACGGGCTGTTTCTTGGTATTCAGGGTGTTCACAAGGGCATTGAGGTGAGGGGGCATGCCTGTCAGGTGAGCGCCACTGGTCTTGGAATAGAGGAAGGGCACGCCGTTGCCACCCTTCTGGATCAGCATGTTGCGGATCTCAGGGTTGTTGACGTGATAGATGGTCACCAGGTGCACAAGGCCGTGCTGCTCGAGCATCTTCATCATGGTCTGACTGTGAGGGCAGTTCTTGGTATCCAGGAACACCTCGATGTCCAGATCCTTGATAGTCTTCTGGACCGACTGCATGGGCGCCGCGGTCGTCTGGTGATAGACCAGAGGCTGGCTGTAACCCTCCCGGGTCGAAGGCACGGTCACGGGACAACCGGCAGCGCTGGGAGCACCGGCAGGAGCACCACTTGGAGCACCACCGGGAGTGCCGGGTGCGCCTCCACAGGACATCGCCCTGTTCGAGGGGCAGCGAGCGAGCTCAAAGGTGGTGCACTTGTTGCCATAACCGGTAGTCACATTGTAATAACCGATTCCGTTGTAATCGTGCGAGAGCGCATCATATCCATAATTCATATGCTCCTGGGGAAGCTGGATGTAGTGCATGGAAGGAACGATGGGCGAGATGGGAGGACCGATGATATTGTCCATATTGTAGGTATCGAGGCTCGCATACGCATTATTAGGGTTAGTAATGACATTGGCGGATTCGGTGGTAATATACGACATGTCTGTTCTTTTTCTTTATAATAAAAAAAAAAACTTTTTTTTTTTCCAAAAATTGAAAACAGATTTTATGATTTGTATCATGTAAAAACAAAAAGATGACAAGAACCAATCTGATCCACATGATCGATGAACAGATGCGATCTTTCTTTAGCACGGTGGAGCCGCAATTGAATCTTGCTCCTGGGACATTATGGCAGAAATGGGAAGAGAATCAAAAGACGGTGGTGCCCGACAAGGCCAAGGGTGCGAAAAAATCAAATTATCAGGTCTTTTTCTCGATGCAGAGGGATCTCATCATCAAGAAGCAGGCTGACATAACCTTTGGTGACATCTCCAAACAAGTGAGCACCATGTGGAAAAACATGACGGCTGAAGAAAAGGCCAAGTATGCCTGTGAAGAATCCTCTCCTGTGTCGACCACCACTACCGCTACCGTTACCATCACCACGGCGAAAAAACCAGCGACTGCCGCGAAAAAACCTCAAAAGACAACGGTGGTCGATGCGGGCGACAGCAGCAGTGTCCATATCGTCCAGGCCGCCAAGAAATCGGCCCGCAGCAAACTGGAATTGACCGTCGAAGAAGAAAAGGAGGAGGACGTCGAAGAAGACTTTTTCTTCCAGGAAGAAAACTCGGAATCCGAGGATGCCAGCGATGGCAGTGACGATATCGATGATCTCGGTGATATCGATGAGTGTGATGAGAATATGTATGTCGATGAGGATTAATGGTAGAGGTAAAACAGTTTTGAAAAATTATAATAAAAAAATTGCCAATTTTTTTGAAATCTAGACGGAGAATCTACACCGAGGATGGTTTAGGAGAGGGTGTGCGAGAGAGTTCTTGGGTGGGAATAGGGGCGCGACAGATAGGACAAGAGGCGTGCTGGTGGCGGACGGCGTCCTGGATGCAATCCGAATGAAACATATGCTGACATGGGAGGCTGCGGACGGCATCGTCGGGAACATAGGTCTCGAGACACAACGAACATCGTTTCTGATCCTCGTCCATCCGAGCCAGATCCTGTTCGGTGAGAGGATGAGAAGGGATATTCAGTCTCAGCTTGGAATTAGTGCGAAACAGAGAGCCGTGGTAACTGTCCATACTGTCTGTCATGGCCTGATCCACCATCTGCTGCTCGATCTCATGTTCTAAATCATATCTTTGTAGATTGCGCAATACTCTGAAAAACAAAGAAGACATGGCAGGAATTTGGACCTCTTCTTCGTCATCTTGGCTCTCTTGCATTGTATTTATTTTGATAAGAAAAAAGTCTTTTTTACTTTCATTTCTCAACGAAAGACAACGGTGGGTGGCTGTGATTAGGAAGGATCGTTCTTGAATGATGAGACTTGCCGTCGGTAGCGAGAAATCCAATCACGGCATGCGATGGATGGAATTCCAAAAAGGCCGCGCCGCATCCTGGAAAACTGATCACGGACTTTGAATTGGAATGAATCGGAGGATGATAGCGAGAACCCGCTCCAGAAAGAATATATTGTGTTTCGCCGATGGTCTGGTGCTCCACGTGGTGGTCATGTCCCGATAGATATAAATCCACCCGGTGCTTCCTGAGGATCGGCTCCAGCTTTTGGATCAATTCCGGATTGTCCCCATGAGGACCCGACGAGTAGATAGGGTAATGGGCGATGACCACCTTCCACATCTCCCTGCTCTCCTCCAACACCTTTTCTAACCACTGCCATTGACCTACCAGTTGATTATAGATCTGATAGAAGCGTGCCATGGACATGCCCATCGCCAAGGAATTCAACTTGGATTCTTCCAAGGATAATTCAAAGGTGTCCAGGCAAATCAGGTGCACACCACCACCATCATCACCGGTAAAATAAAACTTTTTATCATAGAATCGATGAGGCATCGTCCAGAAGGTGTTTTTGTGGCGTGAATAACGAACCTGCGCCTCGGGATTTCCCAGATAATCGTGATTTCCTAGGACCGCATACCATGGACAGTAGGGTTTGAAGGTCGCCTCAAATTCCTTCCATTTCGGATCGTCCTCGGACATCACACCTCGCTCATAAAAATTATCTCCCAGCGCGAGCACTCCGTCCACATTATGCCTTGAACGGTAGGCGTCAAGGGCCTGATTCGTATGTTTCGCAATCCACGTGCCGTGATCACCAAAATCTCCCACGACTAGAAACGAAATCATATTTCTTTTTTCAGTATTCCTCTTTTAGATAGGAATGTTGAAACGCATCTTTTGTGTCCAGATCATCTTGGCGAGAGTCTTGCAAGCGTCTGTGGTGGGCTGGACGCCATCGGCGCCAAGATTTAGATGCAATGGTTTATTCGTGGTGACATTCAATAAAGGATCGACAAAATAACAACTGGTCGATTCGCACATGGACATGAGCCTAGCCGAGGCATATACGGAGGCGGCCTCGAGACCCGGGATGGAATAAGGTCCCAGGAACAGGATATTCTCCACACCGTCACGAATGGCCTCATCCACGATTTCCTGAGCAATGTCCACACATTGTTCGACGACAGAGCGACAGATCTCATTCATCGCCTCACAGTCACTGCGATGATGGATCATATCACTATCACCACCATCCATGATGAGCGTGGTAATCACAGGTTGTTTTTCAAGATGTTGATATTGGATTTGTATGCTCTCCAAAGAGGCGCCATCCATCGCATGATTCTCGATCTCATGGCCCGCCCATTCCGAGAGCCACTCGACGAGAGGACTCGGATCCGCACCGCTCCAAAATAAAGAGTCCCCGATAATGACCGATCGTGTGGCCATCGCCACACACAAGATCGATAAGAAACTCAAAAGTCTCATGGCTTTCTTTTTTTTAGATGAAAGACTAAAAATAAAAAAATAAAAAAAAAGCTTTCGGCGAATAAATAAAACACATTCATGGATGAATGATATTCCTTCTCTTTCGACAGTGAGACGGTCTTTTGACCAATGCGAGATCACGTGGCTGGAGGACTGGAGAGAGATCTTCCGTGTCCACGATTTATTTCCTGATTTTCATCATGGCATTCCAGAACAATTCAATTGTGTCACCCGGATCATGATTTTTCTGATCCTTTTTATGTATCTATTTTATGGTATGAATATCTATGTTCTTATCTTGATGGGATTATTTATTGCACTGATAATTTTGTATCTGGCGCTTTATAAAAAGAATCTCTGCTTTACACCCATGAAAGAATCCTACGAGCAATTGCAACCACCCCTCGAGCGGCGAACGCCCATATCCTCTTGTCCACGATCTCCCTGTTTCCGACAGGAGCCCATCATCCTGTATGATTCCAAGAAACCCGACCAGGACATCCTCATCTCGCCCTCGAACTGGAATCCATCGTTGATCGATGTCCAGCAATCGGGGACCTGGTGCAAGCCCAATATAGAACTCGGTGAGGCGACGGCTTCGCTGAATCAGTCGCTAGTGGGCGGTGCTAATCCAAAAACAAAGATTGCGCCGGTCATCCCGACACCCATTTGGGACGAATCCTGGACACCGAACGATTTTATCGTCCCCTTTAAGATCAACGACCAGCGCCGCCAGGAACTCAGCCAGAACGGCTATTTGACCTGGGATCGGGAGATTCCCACCTGCTCTTCCGAGGTCCAGAAAGGAATCCTGGATACGTATAGCTGCGTGCCCTCTCGTCCGTCGCCGCCATCGCCACCATTGCCAACACGGGATCCTTACTGGAGGCCCGAGATCCAGCAACAACCACAATCACAATCACAGCAACAGATGATGCGAGAGGATTATATGCCGTCGCTTTATGACAAGGCTAATTATGGCCAGCCCTATTCGCCGTCCGTGGCGACCGGGGAGATGATGGACACCTCTTTTGGATATTTTCCTGGAAACAGCCAGTATGATTATCCCGTTAATATGCCGCCCGATCGTTGCATGGCCTCTCCCGAGATGGTCGATTACAACAAGAATCTGTTCAGCATTCCTTTGCAACCCGGTGTCTATACACGATCGCAGGTGAATCAGCCGGATGCCTCCATGTCCAATCTGGGCATCTCCTTCACCCAGCCCCATCTCCCTTACGAATGCCGGATGGACGACCGCGGCAATATGTTGATTGATGAATACGATCCCAATCAGTATCCTTCTGAATACATGCTCCGTGGCCGCGACCAGAATGCCAGGGACAATATTCCCCGGAATGAGATCTATGATCCAAGGCTGACGGGTTACGGCACCTCTTACCGTTCCTATCTGGATCCCATGACCGGGCGTCCCAAGTTCTATTATGACGATGTGGATGCCCATACGCAGTATAATTTCATCTCAAAAAATAAGATCGATTTTACCAATTTCGCACCCAATACCGGTCCTTATCCCGGCTTGCCCCCCGATAATTTCAGACAGATGGCAAATCAGACCTTTCACAACGACCAGATGAAGTCTCGCACCGAGCTCCAATATCGCCTCATGGCCAAGAACTCGCACCGCGAGTGGCAGCGTCGCTCCGCTCCTATCCAGACTCAGGGCTTTGGTCGCGCAGGATGCGGTCAGTCATTTGCCTCTTCTTATGCGGGCCCTCGTGGCTCATCAAATTCGTATTAATAAATATTATTCAGAGAGTAATAAAGTAAGACGAATGAAGCAGACCATTCTCAAAGAATGGCGCCAATCGCCCAAGACCTCGGGGTTTACTCTAATCAGCGTCGGTCTGGAGGGATGCCCCTACAGTCTCGAGCTGGCCCGACGCATCCACCATAAAACCTTCTGGATCACCCGAGACGATCCTCGATACGAAATCCTCAAGAGCCGGTATCGCCATCCCACTTACCCGATCGCATTGGCGGTGCCTCGCGGCTTGTCTCGAACCATCAAGACATTGGACAACCTGCTCCCACGACCCAAGGGCATTGTCCGGATCGGTGGATTGTCCGAAATAATAAATTAAATGTAATATTTTTTTTCATTTGGATAATAAAAAAAAATGTTGACTCCCGAGATTATCCTCCAATTCTTGACTCTGGTGATTGTGATCATCATCCTGGTCAAGGTGATGAAGCCAGAATACAGGCATAAGAAACACACCGTGGCATCCAACAAGATCTGCCCCATTTCAGGCGAGGCGGTGAATCACCCAGGAGGTGAGCCGATTGAGGTCGAGCTCCCCAATGGCAATAAACTCATGGTCTGCAGTAAGGACTGCAAGAAGAAGGTGAGTAATCTGTTCACCACCTACGGTGATGAATAAGAAGTCGCTTGGTCACATAATAGACCAGGAGCAGAACGAATAAAATAGGCCAGAGAAGCGCCACCGTCTCCATGATCTTACAGAGACGGCGAAAGCTCAGAGGAAGATAGAGTTTCTTTTGCGCCTCGCGATAGAGGGCGGGCTCCTTCTCCTGGAAACACAAGGCGGGGTAGGTTCCTCGTTTCACAAGGCCTGGGATATTGGCAAGGACCTTGTCGATATGACATATTTTTTTCTGACGAATTGGATGGTAATCCAAGATCTTTTTCATTCCACGACGGCTCAGGAGATAACAGTGCCCAAGATAGGGAGACGGGATGTCGACGATGTTGGTCGAGATCGGGAAGGACACCACTACGGGCCACGGGCAGTATCCGAGATAAAAAATATCCCATTCCTGGTTCTCTCGGATCCAGGCAATGACCCGCGCCACCTGAGACGCGTCCATGTCATTCTCAAATCGAGCATCTTCTTCCATGAAGAGCGCACGCTCGTATCCGGCCTGGTAGGCATGCCGGATCATCCCGATGTGATTATGATAAATATCCAGCGACGTCTCGTCCGCCTTATTGTGTGCCAGTATCTCCATCAGTGTCGTATCTTTGGTCACACCTCCGTTGTTTCGCTTCTTTGCATTTCCTCGCACACGATAAAACATCGGATCGACTATACCATTCTCCATCAAATTCTTGCGGAGCGCATCACACGTTGAATTCGCCAGAGCAAGAACAATAGTCTTGTCCGATAAAGAAGATAAAGACATTTGATAGATAGAATTTTTTATTATACCGAGGATGAAATAAAAAATTATAGAAAGAAATGAATTCCATCTCTGATACTCTAGAAACAAAATCAACATGAATATCAAAAAATTGATCCGTTTTCATCAACCAATCTGTCTCTACAGTGGCACGAAATTAATCGGATCCGAGAAGACAATCGAGCATGTTGTCCCCGTTAGCGCCTTATCTTCATGGAAACAGAAAAATGATCCGATCAATATGTATGTCGCATCGTCGTCAGTGAATAATTTCAGAAGTAATTATCGATTCGCCGAACTGGAAAAGACGTCGGACACGGTGCAGGAATGCCATGGATCGCTCCGCCTACTTTCCAAGAGACTGTTTTGTCCCTACAAAAGCCGACGATTGATCGCACATATAGTATGGCGAATGCTGGACCGCTACGAAGAATTGGAGGAAGAGATGATCTTTGATAATTCCCTCACCTTTTGGTCCTGGCAGCGGCAACCATGGACTCCATTCGAAAGAACCATGCTCGAACGCCAACAAGAAGTGATCCGAATGCGAATGTGATGATTTTCAAGTATTTTTTTTTTATGATTCAATAAACGATCCATGGATATAAATAAGACGAAAACATCCTTGGTATTATTTATCATCGCCATGATATGTTACGGGATCTCACTGATCCCTCTTTCTATTTTCATCATGAAAATTTGGAGTTTCTCACCCATGCGTCTGAAGGATAGAATAAACAAAGAACTACAATTATTAAAAAAATCTTCTTCTAATAGCACAGAATCATTATCATTAGAAAAACAATTACAACAATTACAACAATGGCTACCATTTCATAATACAATTAAGGAGTTAAGAACAAATGACAAGTTTAAATCTATCAATACAATGATTACAGACGATCGAATAGTGGTATATGGTATGATGATCTGGTTTAGTATCATGGTTATAGTAGGGAGTTTATTGTTAGGATTGAGCGTCCTTAGCACACGTGTCATCCTTATGACACTATGGATCGTAGGAATGGTAGCATTTGCAATAGGTGGATTTTTGTTGCCGTTTCTATGGGCGGTATCGTTGGCACTGCTGATAGGAGGTTTATTCGGATTCAAAATCGTCACACCACTACACGATTCCTCCGACCCCAATCGATAGAATGATGATCTATAATAATTCGAGCGCCTTTTCCACAGGAAGACAGGCCGCGCCTTCCTTGGAGTATTCTAGAAGGATCTCTTTGGCGCCCAGTATATGAAGCATCTCGCGATAATTTTTGGCATGAGCATCGCCCACATAGGTCACCACATTCGTGGCATGGGTGCCATCCACAAAATTGCGCAGCGCCCTGGCCATCATGTAAAGATCAATGGGGATGCAACTGACTGCCAAAAATTCATTGGCGATAGAGGAACAGAGTGGAGAATCGATAATATCGCCCGGTAAATACTGGCGAGGAATTGTATACTCTTCCTCATAGGGATGGCGAAATATATGAATATGTTGGCCGATGTTTTTCCAGGTCTGATTCCACTTGATTTTCATATGATGCTTGAGTTTTTTTCGGACGATTGATGATCGGATCCCTTCCAATTGTTTTTCGATCTTGAATGACTTGAGTAGCACATCCCACAAGGCACCCTGGCGTTCGTGCAATAATTCACAGAGAGTCATAAACTCGTCCACCTTGTGGTAGACAATTCTGGAATCCTGTGTAAAGACCAGGGCCGCCTCTATGTTGCCCAGGAACATGCGGATATCCTCCAGGTTATTGTCAGAAGCCTGCACTGCATCGTCGTATTTCCATCCCGACCATTTCTCCAGCTCACGGAAATCAATGAAATGGACTCTTGCGGTCGTTGGCAATGGACATTTGGATTCATCCTCGAATTTGGGCAGACACGTCCCCAATTCCTCGTTCAATGCCGGGAGGCCGTGGTGAAAAGACCGCCAGAACCTTAGTTTATAAAACCAGTGGAGCCATGGATTCTTGTGAAGCGGCTCGTTCTTGGTCAGAGGCAAAGGACGCTCAATGAAAAAGTCCACCGTCGGTAGCTTCTTTGCCAATCTCTGGAAGAACTCCATCAGCGTCAGGGCCTTGATCGATGAGGAACATCCCTTTTTCGCCCATCGATCATGAACCTCTCCAATCACCACAAATGTTCTCTTTGGTGAGGTCATATGGTGGACAGAGATGGAAATCGGATCCTCCACATGGATTTTCTTCGGCATGAATAATTTTTTTATTTAAGAAAGAAAGAATAAAAAAAAGATGCGACTGTCGGATTCCACCTGGATGAGAATCAAGATCATCACCATGTTCACAACTGGATTGATGGTGGCAGTATTTCTGGGATTTTTTTGGATGGAGGACAAATTTTCTAAACGCGGAAAACACATCCTTCAGACTATAGCCTTTTGCTTAATATTCTTCTTGGGCGGTGCGTTGTTCATCGGATCTCTATTTCTCTACGAAAAATACCAATACTTGACAGTTCCCGCTATCAAAATCTACCTTGGAAAAAAGAAGCATAATATAAAATAAATGCATTTTTTTTCTTTTTATAGGAATAAAAAAAAAAAATTCCATGGAAATTCAAGATCGATTTGATACTATTCTTTCTTCCGAACAAATGTCGGCATTCCAATCGTTTCTAGGAACGATTCCTAAAGCATCCATAACCACAGGCTCTCTACCGCCATCCTTTCCTACCACCTATGATCCCAGAAAACGATTATGTCCGGTGATGGATCAGGGAGGATGCGGCAGCTGCGTCTTCTTTGCCGTCATCGGATTACTTTCGGACATGGTGGCCATCCAGAGGAAACAGGCGGTGATCCCACTGAGTGTGCAGTATCCACTGAATTGTGTGGAAGGGTATAATAAGGGCACCGCCGAACCCGGGGATGGAAGCAATGTGTGTATGTATGGATATCATCCGAAGAATCTCGCTTCATTCTTAAAATCCTTGAAATCCAATACATCCAAAAAACACTATTCGGGCACGGTTGCAGAGAAGTGTGTCCCCTATACCGTGCCCAACATGCAATTTTGTCAACAATCCCGGTTGCACAATTCACAGATCTATGGTTTAGGTATCTCTGGAGGACTGGTTTTATTGATTGTGCTGCTCCGTATCTTATTTCTGGGAAAGAGCTCGCTCGTATTCAATCGACGACTTGACATGGGTCTATTTTTCTTCCTCTTTCTCATGGTATTCTTCATTCTCCTTTCGGTGATATTGGCGGTCACAAAATACGGAAAGACAAAGGATCTGACCATAGTGTCCTCATTGGATGCATCTCAGAAATTAAACGCAAAACGGATCTTTATCATGGCCCCCATCACCATTCTATTAACCCTGATTGCTTTTTTCCATGCCATGTTCTATCACAATTCAACAAAACACATCTATCTTCGCAACATTCTTTTTATACTCATTTTCATGATGCTTCCCATCACGCTAGTAGCCACGATATGGCTCGACTATATTTTTCTTAAATCTATCGCGATGATCGAACTGCAAGACATGCAGATGACATTTGATAAAAACGAATGTGGAAATAAATGCACTGACGGCTCGCAAATCACAGAACGTTATTATGTCAAGGAATTTTATCAACTCGATTTTCCGGTCGATACCCCCCTGGAAACCAAGAAGAATCGATTAAAACACATGCTCCAGACGATCGGTCCCATCGGTGTTTCAATGATGATACGAGGAAGTATGGCGAAAGATGACATGTTTACCCCCTTTGCCACCGTCTATGATCCTCAGACCAAGGGAGATCGAATTGTCGGCGGTCACGCATTTTGTATCATTGGATGGCACAAGGATGCATGGATCATCCGAAATTCATGGGGTTCTTGTTGGGCAGATAGCGGGTATTGCTATTGGAAGATGGGATCTGATAATATAGAAGATAACTGTTTCTATCTGACAGCAGAATGATCAGAATGAATAAATTTATTTTTTTATATTAATAAAAAAATGGTCCAGAAACGAAAAGAGGTGCCTCTGAGCACATCGCCTTTTTACGACACCTCCAGGTATGATGTGCTTGGCATGGAGACAAGCATCGCGGTTCACGCAATTTCGGCATTTCGTGGCATTGGCGCCAATTTTGGTGGATTGTTTGGTGGACGTTCGGAGTTGTTAGAAAAGGTGTTTATGGATGCTCGCCAGGACTCCCTCCTCGCACTACAAGAGATCGGAAAGAAGGAGGGTGCGGATTTGATCGTGGGAGTCGAGGTGGATGTCAAGGAATTCCATAAATTCATCATCTTTACCGCCTCGGGCACGCTACTCAAAGACACAAAGAAAAAACCAGCCACCAAGAAAGCCGGTCCTTAATTCTGATGAGGCTTGGTTGGTGAATAGAGTTTTTTGGGTTGTTTCTTCTTATTTTTAAGTCCTTTCGCCTCGAGAGCATCCATCAAGATCATCCGATGAAAGAGGAATGAGGTCACTTGCTCAAACAATGCGCGTTCGACCGGGACCGGATCCACCGACGACAATCCAACCTTGTCCAGGATTTCTCTCGATTCTTCCAAGATCTGCTTCTCAATCTCCAACTGCTCTAATCGTCCCAGACGGAACTGTAGGTCCACATACTTCTGCACAAGATCCACTACGATCGGATCTTTCGAGGGCAATCGCTTCTTCAATTGCTTGTAGGCCTTGTTTAGATATTGATGCTGCATGCGGAAGAAATCCACCATGGCAAATTCCTCCGTCCAAAAATTCTCGGGCAGTGGTGGCGACTCCATCTCTTTTTTTATTTTACACATATAAAAAATAAAAAATTTATATCATGGTTTAAGAATTCAGGATCCTCATCCGCAATTCCATGACGGAGGGTTCATCAGCATTATCATTCTTGCGAGACTTCTTTTTGACGGCATCGGCGATGATCCGGGCGAGGGCTTTTTTGTCATTACCAAATTGTTCCAGAGGATTGTTCTCCAATGCCTCCATAATCTTCTCGGCAGGATGTTTAAAGACCGGCTTCTTGTCGAGGGTAAAGATATACTGCTTGTATTTGACACCCGGTAGTTTCTGATGAAGGATCGTCTTCTTGATCACCTCTTCCACTTTGGCCAGGCGGTCGTCCACGGGCTTGCGCTTCTCCAGGAGCTTGTCCCGCCTCAACTTAAATTCGGTAAAACAACGCTTGATCTCGATATCCATCCGTTTCTTGTCATCCATCAGACCAAGATATTCACGGACATAAGGGATCATATCCTCGGGTCTTAATTGATCCTCCTCGGGAACCATGGTAATCTCTTCCATTTTTTATCTTTTTATTCTTTGTTCTTAAATATTTATATATATATATAAAATGGTTCTACGACGCCTTGAGGAAAAGAGCAATCTTCTCCTCTTCGATCCTGTCCGTCCTCACATCCCCATGGACAAGCGTCTGGAAGATGATGGCGAAGTATGGATCTATGATCGTGATGGAGAGCCCGCCGCCATTACATGTATGCGTTGGACTTCTCGTGTGCCCGTAGACGAGAAGGAATTGTTTCAATCGACAGGCGATATTGCGGTCCTCTACACCATATGGGCCCTTCAAAAAGGGGGTGCCGGAGAACTTATTGCTCGTCTCAAAGAAACGTTGCCTCAACGAACCGATCGTATCTGTCGTCAGATTGTGACATTGAGTCCTCCCACCACAATGGCAAGAGACTTTCATCTGCGGCATGGTGCAATACTATGGCGGACTAATCCGGAATCCGTCAATTACCAGCATTGGGAATTGGTGCAAGATGAATGCAATACTTGATTCATTTTATTATATACTTTTTTTAGTCTACTATTCTACTACTCTACTTCTTCTTGGCCGCAGGTCCTCGCTTCTTGGGCTCGTTGGCGGGTGGTGGTGTCTTGATCGTCTCGATGGCCGGTGCCGCTGTAGATGGTGCTGGTGTGGGTGCTGGTGTCTCTTCGTCTTCCTCCTCGTCTTCCTCTTCCTCTTCGTCTTCCTCTTCCTCTTCGTCCTCATCGACCAGACTGCCCGTTTCTGTAAAACCAGCCTGTGGATGAATCACGGGAAGGATCGGAACCGCAGCATCATCCGTTTTCTTGGACTCCATGGTGGTGATCACCACCGAGGGATTGAGCAGGCTGCGAAAGGCCGTATCCACCACACGGACTCGTGCCTCGAAGAGCTTGACCTGGAGACTGATCTTATTGCCCACAAAGATGCTCTCGACCTTGATGGCTCCCTGCACATAACACCGCTTGTTCATGAGTTCCATGGGATCCAGATACTCGTTGGTCTCGGCATCCGTAAAGACGGTGTTGATCTTGATTCCCTCGGCTTTCTTGGCGGCCATGGTCTTGATGTAGAGCATCGGTCCCTTCCCCTCGACAATCTTGCCCTTCTCCATTTTGTAATAGAGAGGATTGAACTTCTTCAGATCATTCATCTCCAGATCATATTTCTCAATCTCCTCCTTGTGCTTGATCAGATGATCCTTGCACATGTCCGAGATCTGATGGATAGCATCCGTGAATGCCTTTTCGTCGGGGGATGGATCATTGCGGTTCCAGAGGACCATGGGGAATTGATACCCATTCACCACGCCATTGGAAGGATCCGTCTGCTCCTGAAGACCGTAACAAAGAAGATTGGGAGGCGTCGCCATGATAAGATCGCCGATACTGCCGTCCTGATTCTTGATGGCCACACGGATCCGCTTAAAGGTGAGCTTGCTAATCGCCCCGGGGATGTTTCCCACCTCGGGCTTGGAAAAGATCAGACGCTGAGCGTCAAAGTTGTTGTAGTTGGTAAGCTGTGTGCTGTTCATATTATCTCTCGGAGACGTTTCTCTTTTTATTTTAATAGATGGCCTTTTCTTAAACAAAAATCATTTTTCAGAAATGACTCCGATGAGAAATGTCCATGAATTTGACGGCCGAGTCCGTATAGAGGGGATTGAGAGAAGTGATCCATCCGAGGAAGCAACGATGCTGGAAGAATTTAAGGCGCGACCGAACATGGCCGGTCATGTCGGCGCGATGCTTCGAGACATCATCCATGATCCGAATCACAAGAATCATGATCCCATCAATGGCTACAATGCCCGAGATCTCCTCATCGCACTGCTCGGAAAGATTCATCGACTCCCCGATGAGGACAAAGAAACGTGGCGCATGCTCCTCGAGGAACAGATCGGCGACATGGCCCGCCTCGGTCCGTGTCCACAGGGACGCACCATCCGTCTATGGCAACTCTATTGCGCGCTTCCTACTATCACCACCACCACCACCACCACCACCACAGAGACATGAGAAAAAATAAATATCCTTTAACAAAGAATAAACATGAACATAGACTATCAAGGACGGCGTGTGGATGGTATGCACCTTTCTCCCCATGAGGCAAGCAAGGCACCCAATGTGACCTATACACCGTCTGAAGGCAAAGTCTATACACTTCTCATGTTTGATCCAGAGGCGGTCGGTGGAAATCGAATCCACTGGCTCGTTATCAACAGCACCACGACAGTCTTTCCCTACGTTGGACCCAATCCTCCTCCCGATTCTACCCATCACTACCATTTTGTTCTTATCGAACAGGAAGAGCCCATCACAAAACGAATCCATCTCAAGACCCGCCAGATCAGCCTCGAGACTCTCTTGAAAAAACTTGGTATGGATGGCACAATGGTGGATGAAAAATATTTTACCAGTTCTTATTCCAGTCTCTTGAAAAAAATACCCAAAAGCACAAAGACCACTAAACCCAAGAATTCCACCACGGCGTGATAGGGTAGGATCTTTTTCTGCATCCATTTCTCACAGCATCGGCTTTCCACGAAATCCATCAACACCACCATCACGGCCACCACCAGAATCCACGGGATCACAGCACGCGTCAAGCGAGAGAAGAAGGGAAAATAAAAAAGGATGAGCAGACTGAAAAGAATCACTGTCGTCGTCAGGAACCAGAGGAAAGGCGCGCCCGATAAGAACAGACCAGCATCCACCATCAGAAGCAACGACCACAGCACCATCTGCCATGTGGACATGCATCGATCTGTATGCTTCCACAATGATCTCCATGTCGCAAACAGGATGCAGTATCCCGTCAGATGGATCATGTAGAGTTGCACATTGCCTGGAACATGGCGAAGATGCGAATAGGTATGAATAGCCTCAAAGAGAATGAAAAAAAAGAACACCCATCGATTGGCACTGGAACGCGAAGAAAAGAAAAAATACAACAGGACAATGATCGACACAATATTGATGGAGGCAGAGACTGGTTGGGTGCCATTCTTTGTTATTTTTTCACAGGTCGAATATGGAAAGGTAAAATCCATTTTTTTTTTTATGAAAAGAAAAAAAACGATAAATGAAATGCATTAAGAAAAAAAAAAATATAAGAGATTACAATATGGATGATATCACGACCATCATTTTTTTAATGGATGGGACTTATCACGAGTATTTTTCTGACCGCATTCTTCCTCATATCACCTCTCTTGTGGTCGAA